CGACGCCTCCATTTCGCGCAAATCGTCCAGCCATGCCTCGATGGCATTTAGCGAGGAATACGCGCTGACGGGTGGATCTATGATCATTGTAGGGTCGGGCATCAACTTAACCTCCAGGTGTTACGTCATTCAGTATCCGCGCGATACTGTCGCCGTCAAGGGCGTCGATGGCGCTGCGGAGCACGCCGTCGATACGCTCGACGCTGTATTCGATCGCGCCGACGCGCTCCATAGCCAGATTGTGCAGGTGCTGATCGATAGCGCCGGCCTGGCTGGGCGAGAGCCTCCCTGAATCGACCAAGGGCTGTATGTTCTGAAAGAGTTTCCTGCTGATCTCGTTTGACAGTCGGGAAATTTCATCCGCGCTGGCAATGCTACGTGCTGAATATAGTGAGCCGTCATGCCCGTAGGCTGTGACGCGCTCGATGCCGGGCAGCGTGCCGATACGCAGGTCGGCTGTTGATAACGAGGTCCCGCTCGGGTGGTTGTGGACCAGGTCGAGACGGTTTCTCGGGTTGGACAGCACGGCAAGCTCCTGTCGCGTGAAGCTCACTGAGTTTTTGCTGCGCGTGGTTTTCTGGATGAATTGCGTGCCGTTCCTGACGTCGTAGACCATGGCATGCTCGAACCCGGTGGATTCGCCGCGCTCCAGGACAAATCTCAGGGCATCGGTGCGGACATCCTGCGGGGATCGCGGCCCGGTTACACCGGAGCCTATAGGCAGATCGGGGCGCGGTGCAACGACCAGGCTGTCAACATCAATGCCGCGGCGTTGGTAGCGTTTTTTCAGCACGTTCCACGGGGTGGCTATCTCGTTCTCTTTGAGGATGCCACGCTGCAGCGCTGCGCGTTTTTTGCGCGATGCGAGTACGGATTCCTGTACGGCGGGAGGTTGTTTCTGTAGCCAGTCGATGCGGTTTTCTTTCCCCTGTTTGTCAGCCGCGCTGACCTCATCGGCAAACACCACTTCCACGTAACTGAGCGTGTTCGGATGCGCCGGCCAGGGGTTTTTCCCTTTCGGGTACACGCCAGGCCCCAGCCCCCAGCGGTTTACCCGGGCGTGCATGTCACAGATATCGGGCTCCGGGTGGCGCGGGCTGAGCAGGAATTTTGTCCCGATGGTGTCGGGGTGGGCGAAGGCGCCGGCCTGGTAGGCCTCGCCGTGGGCCCGGTTGATTTCGGTGCGGAACAGGCGCAGGGCGTTGTCGTAGGGGCTGCCGCGGCCGGTCATCAGATCCCGGCCGACCTGGCGGGCGACGCGCTCGGCGTTGGCAAATCCGATTTTGTCGACCAGGCCTGCCGGTACCGGTGCGCCGCGTGCCAGGAAGTCGCGGGCGGCACGGCTGGCGGAGTGTCCCTGGATGACGGCGCTTTCGATGGCCTGACCGACCACGTCACGGGCGTGGCGGTCGATTCTCCAGATCCGGTCGGAGAGCTGCAGGCCGTCGGCCTGGACGAAGTTGCGCACGAATTGCACGGCCTCGTCGGATATCTGTGCCAGGGAACCGGTGAGGACGGCGGAATCGGTGTCGAATGGCGCCACGCCGAGTTGCGCGCCCTGGACAAGGTTGCTGTCGAGCAGCGTGTCACGCGCGCGGCTGAGGTCTGCCAGCCGCTGGTTGGCCTGGCGGAGCAGCTGCTGGAGGACCTCAAGCCTCAGGCTGCCATCGGTGCCGGCAAAGCCGCGGATGTCGGCCTGCAGGCCGGCGACGGCCCGGCGGTAGATGCCGGTGAGGTCCTCGAGGGCCTGGCGGTCGAGTTTGTTGGCGGCCGAGCGCGCACGGCTGGAGGCGCGCTTGATGGCGGCCTTGCTGCCGGTGCGACGGTTGATGCGGTCGGCGGGAACTGACACGCGTTACGTCCAATAGAACGACAGGTGGGCATAAAGCCACCGGACAAGCGCGACACTCAGGCATCCTATGACGGCACCAACTGAGATAAGAAATAAAACAAAGCCTTTCATGTCGAACATGGCTAGTTCCTCGTGCTAATGGTTGTGGAACTCTGACCCCTGGGTGCATTGCCAGGTGTGACATTAACCCGTGGATTCCCCGAGCCGACATTGCCTGGATCCGGGTACGGGTCATTGCTTTTCTGCTCCGCTTCGCGCTGTTTGAGTTCGGCTGAGGGGTTAAGCCCAGCCGCGCGCCATACCGTTTCACGTGAAGCGCCCAGTGCCTGCAGTTTGAGGGCGCGATCCGCACGCTGGTTCGGTGTGTCGGTGCGTCGTTCGGCGAATTTCACGGTGAACTCGACACGCTCAGGATTAAGGCCCTGCAGCAGCAGGTCGAGCCGGAACCCGAGCTCGTACACGTAGGCCTGCGTGTCTTGCAGGGCGTCGATCTCCTCAAAGTAGTCGTTTTTCAAATCCTGCAAAATGTCGCGATTAAGGCCCTCTGTGTATCCGAACAACCCCTTGGGCGCCGGCGCGCCGGAAAAGAAGGTGTCGAGCAAGTAGCTGACATCGGCTATCTGGTCCAGGCTGGCATCACCCTGAACAGGATCAACACGGCCGTCACCGGAGATGAAGAAGTCGGTGGTGATGTCGGTTTTGTCCTCGTTTATTTTGGCCTCGTATTTTTCGACATCCTCGGTCGTCATCCCTTTCAGGATGTGCGCCAGGCGCAGCGGTGCACGCGTGCGCCGGCGGACAACCAGGTCCTCCTCCGTCATGCAGAGTTTTTTCCAGACAGCGCGGGTGGCATCCAGGTACGGCCGCCCCATGGCGCCCTGGTCGTCGTAGTTGTCTGGCGTCAGGCGTACCAGGGAGAGCTGCCACAGCGGGAAGGTGGCGATGACGCGGCCGCTGGCGAGGTCATATTGCTCGTAAGCGGTCTGCGGATTCTCGAATCGTCCGGTGCCGCCAACTTTAGGCAGGATGGTTTCACTCGGCATACGGATACATGCCGACACACGTTTGTCCGGGCCCAGCACCCACTGCAGGGGCAAGTTCCCCTCCATGAACAGGCCGCGGGCGTCGGATTTCAGTTTTTCCAGCCGGTTCAGGTGCAGGCGTCGCTCAAACGCATTCCAGGCGCGGATCAGGCGGGTGTTGGCGCTGGAGGTTTCCAGGATGAGCCCTCCCTTGACGGCTGAACTGGCGGTGCGGCGGTGTATTTTTTTCACCCGCCCATCGATGCGATCCATGTAGCGGATGTCCAGGATGGCGGAGCGCAGTTCGGGGTCTACCCACATTTTGCGGTAGAGGTATTTGATCTGGTTCTCGTGTGTGGTGCGCGAACCGCGCTCAGTGTTCGGGGCCAGTGTCTCGCCAGGCAGTGTGGCGGTGTCTGGCGAGGCCTGCGCGGGTTGGCGCTGTGCGCGATGGCGTTTCAGGAATTCGGAAATGACGCTCATGGTGTGGTCCTCATCAGGCCGGCCGCCCGGTGCAGGCTGGCCAACGCGCTGTAAATTTGCAGTGAGGCTCCGGCGGTCTGCAGGAGCTGCTCGCGGGTTTTCTTGCGAATATGGATGGTCGTGGCCATCGGCGAGGCGCCACGCGTCGCTAGCGCCCAGACGGCGGCCATGGTGGCGTCGAACAGGTCATCACCCAGTTTGGCGTCGGCCATTTTGTAGCTGGAGTAGCTGGTTTTGGTCGGCACGGGTTTGATGTTGGGCAGCTGCCGCACCAGCAGGCGCAGGTCGGCCAGGTCCGGGTCGTCCGGGTTCTGGTCATCGAAATATGGGATGGCGGCGTGGCCACCGTGGAAGACGGCGCGCACGGCGGTGGCCATCTGGTGCTTGGTCATGCCCTCGAAACGGATGGGCGAGAAGGCCCACTCCGGCCAGGTGCTGGCGGTGCTGTCGCCGTCGCCGATGGCGCGGCGGTCGGTGGGCGTGAGGCCCTCGGCAAACAGGTCGTCGTTCAGCGAGGTGAGCATGCCGACGCCGTAGGCATCACCCATGGCGTAGTCGGGCATGAAGTAACGCCAGAATCCCAGCAGATCGCGGCGGACCAGGTTGTCGTCGGCGCCGGGCGGCCAGGTTTTGCAGAAGATCACGCAGGTGAAGTTGCCGATTTGTTCCAGGACCACCAACGCGTGCCGGGAGCTCTGCGGGTTCTCGCCGTGGCCGCCGGCGTCGTAGCCGAAGGCGAGCATGCCGCGCTTTTTGTACTGCATGCCGGGGAGTGGCTGGGCCAGTTCCAGTAGGGCCTGTAGTCCGATCTGCATGGCGCGGCGGACATGTTTTTCCCAG